GGGATCAATATCAGCCAAAGGAGCAAGATCTGGATAAGTAAGTTTAGCTTGTTGAATAGCTTTTAATCGATTAGCCGTTTGCTGTTGAGTTAGGGCAGCACTTTGCAATTGCTGTTGCTGTACGATATTCTGCAATCCCTGTTGGTAAGCACCACCAGCAGCACCAAAACCACCAGCCAATGCACCCAATACATTCTCAGCAGCAGAACGACGAGGCCCAATCTTGCTCATGCCCTGAGCTAGTGCCAATCCAGCACCTAGCAAACCCTGAATATTGGCTGTCTTTTGAGTCTGAGCCATTTGTTCAGGCGTAATCAAACCCATGCCAAGCAATCCTTCATAAGTAGAAGGAGTGGCAGTACCAAATACGTTAGGGATGTAATTTGTAATATCCATATTCCACCTAGATCAGCGAAACTTTAGGTACTCCAACCTGATACTGTGGAGCTTGTACCTGCATTTGATTCCCACGCATTAGGCCAGCAGGAGATAATGTAGGCTGCTGTTGGCTTAATAGACTTTGGCCTGTTTGTGCAGCCATCTGAGTAAGAACAGGATTCTGTTGAGCATATTTTCCAACATCACTAAATCCAATCTTTACGGTATCTGCAAAGCTAGGAGAAAACGACTGTCCAGCCAATGATGCAACATTTCCACCACTACCCATAGCAGCAGTCATTCCAGCAGTATTAGTAGGGATTATTGCTGGTACAGCTTGACCAAACCCACCAACAGCACCCGGCATAAGACTAGTGCCAGCAGTAGGAGCAGAAGCCAAAGCACTAGATGCACCAAGAGTTGAACCAGCACCCATTAAAGTAGCACCACCATAACCGCCAGCAGCACCAAGCAAAGCGCCTTTAAGCGGGTCTTTCTTATTCATCATAGCGCCAGCAGAAGCGCCAATAACCGCCATAGTTACCGGATCACCCATTATTTACCCCCTTGAGGAGTAGCTGTAGTCTTGGTCTCCAAAGGAGCGCCATAAAAGACATTAGCAGCCTGTTGCAATCTTTGCATTGGTATCTCTTGAGCAGCCAACTGACCTTGGATAGCCTGTTGACCATAAGCCTCTTGAGCTTGACCTGCTTGGAGAAGCCGCTGAATATCAGCATAGTCAGCCTGAGCCATCTGTGGAGCAGCAGCCGCAGCAGCCATTTGGCGTTGACGTTCAGCCTCAGCAGATTGATATGCCAGTTGACCGCCCTGTTCTGCCATAGCGCGAGCAAAGATGTCCTGAGCTTGTCCAGTCTGTTGACCTTGAGCAGCAGAACCATAGCGACCCATCGAGGAAGCCTTGGACTGAAGATTCTGGATATTACGGGTATATTGCTCACCAGCTAGACGGTTAGCCTGTTCCAAAGCACCCGCTAGGAATGGATTAACGCCTCGTCCTTGAATCGTAGCCAGTTGCTCTGCCTGTGCTGCACCTACCAGTGGAGAACCAGCCTGAGCGCGTTGAGCGGCCTGTTGGATAGCAGCCTGAGAGAAGGCCGATTGTTCTGGAGCCAGCGTAGCAGGAGCCTGTGGCATACCCTGATACAGCCGTTGAGCCTCGCCTAAACTGTACGTTATATACGGTTTAAACTCTGGTGCTATTTCTGTTTTGGTCTCTTGTTGACCGCCGCCACCACCCATATCACACCTCACATATCCATTTACGAGGCCTGAATCCGTAAGCCTTAGCCCTACGATTCCACCCCGGTCTATGACTAGCAAATGTTAAATATTTGACATTAGCATCTCTAGCCATATTTTTGATAAATTGTAAACCTTTTTGCACTACTTGATAATCATTTTCTAACGTCCATGCAGCCCAAACGTGCAATTCCTCGCCCATTGGTTGCAAGATAAAGAAGCCATAAAAATGGTTATTCTCTAGTATCACCCACAGCATTGCCTTTTGGTTCCAGCAATCTGTATATACATCTTCAGTAATCCAGTTCTCAGGACTTCTGCCCTTAATCTTCTCAAGACCCGGCTTAATGCTAGGCCACCATTTGCGGAGATCATCCACAGGAATATATTTAAATTCTGTCATCCAACAATTATATAGCCATAGGTTTTATTCGCAGTATTATTAGCCCAATGAGTTACCGTAGCTTGACCTTGTTGCTGTGTTGAAACATATAGATTCGTTGTGGCAGCAGGAGCTACATAAGCTACCGTTACGATAGCACTAGGAATTGCTGGTCTCGTTGGAGTTGTACTGGTTCCATAAGCCTCTATAGAAACCCCAATATCGCTAGGTCTCCACATAATCTGAGCATAGTCTCCAGCGTTCATCTCAATAAAATAATTCATTGCCACAATGACATGAGATGGATCGCCAGAACTTTTCCTAGCTTGCATACCAAAACGGCTATTGGATTTAGCTACATCAGAGCCATTTTTCCTAAACCAAATATCTACATCTTGAGTATCGTTAGTTGTATTCTTAAATTGCAATGAAAACTGAATATTGTAAATTCCGTAATTTCTTACATTCAGCCTAGAACTATTAGATAGATATATTCCGTTTTCGTAATCTGTTGTATCAAACGTAATTGTGTAGGCTGTAGTTGTATTGGCAGCCGTTTGATCTGTAGAATCCTGAAACGCCCCATAAGGCGCTGAATCATTTTCTGCTGCTGTGGATAGCGGGACAAAGAAAATCAGGCTGTCGTAGCCTATACGCTCGTCGTAGAGCGTAGTTGTAGTGGCATTGCCAGTGGCTAAGGTAAGTTCTCCAGTATTATTGGTCTTACCATCCATAATTCCACGGACAACCTCAGCAACGGATCGCTGATCGCCTCCAAATGGCGGTAATGTGCGAAATTGCCTCATCGAGTACCCTGTTTCACCAGATCAACTTCAACGCCTACTGCTGTTTTCCAGTTTGAGCCAGTTGGAGTCAGATTTAGACGGTGATATTTGCCATTACTCCGCAAACTCACACGATTTTCGCTATCAGCAGCCGTACTTGTGCCAAATTCAACCTGATCTGAGAGATTATTACGGCTTGCAATGGCTACAGAACCACTACCCTTGTCCACAATCGGCTTTGCCAGAGTAACAATTGACTGTCCTACGCTAATATCACCAGTGGAAATGCTCGCAGTCTTAGGCTGACCAGAAAAAGCAATGATCTTTTGACCAGAAACACCTGCAAATAGAAGCTGACCACCTGCAAATACACGAGAATCCAACGAAAGATCCAGCGCATCAATGCTCGTATTGTAATTATCTACCTGCTCTAACGTAGCTGAAGGAGTTAATACATAAGCAATAGATGTCGCAGTAGTCTCAGCATAAGACCATCTACCTAAATCAATGGAATAAATCAGCAAATACTTACTACCAAACGTATTATTAAACTTCCATATTATCAATTTATTAACTGGATCAACCGTAGCACTCATTCCTGAGTATATTTCGTTAGGAATGGCATTATCAAAGAACCAGCGGTTTACTTTTTCAGTGCCGATATTCTTGGTAGATTGCCCATCACAAGCATAAAAACCATCATCAGCAAGGAAATAAGTCAGGTTGCCATACTGAGCTATGGAGCCATTAGAAATACAGCCTAAAGACCTAGAAATAGCGTCAAATTGGAAGAAAAACGGAGAGCCTGTATAACTCATCCGATAGATAGCTCGTTCCAAGAAGATCAGACCATATTCACCACCAGCCAAGCCAGTAATATCACCACCATCAGGAAGTATCTGGGTATCTGACTGAGATGCAGCACTAGGAGTCCAGTCTGTTTCATCGTTAATATCAGACCAGTAAACCTTACTTGTGTCTGTACCGTCATTAGCCGCAACCACAAAGTCACGGACTACGGTTACATATTTAGCCGTAGGAGCAGCAGCAGCGAGATTGGCAAAGCTAGTTGATGAATTCAGCGTCCATGCCTGTAACTTATCCTGACCATTAGCCAAAATCATCTTTGCGCCAAATTGAGTTACATCCCAACCTTCTACAGCCGTATATCCAGTAGTCGTAGCAGCATCCAAACTAGCATCACTGCTATCAAACTTGTAAATCTGTGTAGCACTAGCTGCAAA